GTTCAATTTCTTCCAACAAGATTTGTTGCAATTGGGCAAACATTTTTACGGTTTTCATCGCACTACCTCCGATAAAAAACCTTCGCGAATTTTGGTGTCGCGATCTGCGTACTTAATGAAGTCAAAAAGAGTTTTAAAATTTTTGTCTACGACAAGAATCAATAATTCTTCAAAACAAAGTTCGGCGTAGTAGCCGTAATATGAATAATCTGATGTGGCGTAAAACAAAATGTTCCCCGCGAGAACCTTGGGGTCGTCAACTGTTTGAAGTCGGAAATGATCTTCATTTAAAAGTTTTTTAATGAGGCTCATGCATCACCCCCAAATGAAGTCGTTCGATTTTTTCTTGGTTGGTCATTTAAGTCTCCGTCATAACGTGGGTTATTACAAACGAAAACTAATTATAACCTAACCTATAAAGAAAGATATAGTTTTGGCTGCGAAATATATCTTTGCTAATATTTCGCTTGTTTTATAAGGTTTTTGCGCCCCCCGGACCAAGCGGGGCGCGGTGAATTTTAATAATCTCGGCTTTTTTGCCGAACAACTCCAATAATGTTGGCGTCAGCTTCGATCTGCTCTAACTGGGGTTGCCAAGCGGGATTCAAAGCACGAGCAAATGAACGCCCACCTTCAATAACCAGTTGCCGAAGCATCGGTTCTGTCGCAGTGCTAATTATTACAAAGTCGTTATGCGAAGCTGTCTCGTTGGGGTCGATCACGATGTTATCGCCATCATGAAATTCCGGTTCCATCGAAACGCCGCTAATTTTTAATGCAAAAGTTTGTGACACGTTTTCATCTCCAGTGTGCCACGGAATCCATTTTATCGGATCAGCTTCTTGCCATCGGTAAATGTCCGACCACGCAACTAGAGGAATTTCGATTACCAGTGTGGGTTCCGGTAAATTCATTTCCCCTATTCCTGTTGCTAACCATTGAACATTTACGCGCAAACATTCCGCTATCTGAGATGTATATCCGCTTTTCGTTGACTCGCGTAACTCAAGACCGGCGATAGCGGCTTGACTCACACCCACACATTCAGCAAGTTCAGTTTGTGTAATTCCTCTTTCTAATCTCGCCAATTTCAGCCTTAAACCAAGACTCATATTTTTCTCTCCACGGTTTTTTTTAAGCGGGGGTTCCGAAACCGCTTTTTAAAATTACCCAGACTGGGAAAGCGTCCACCAATGCGGCGCGCCAAAATTGTCAACATCGTCAAAGTGATATTCGTGTTGCTCGTGCAGATCAAGGTCGATTGCCGCAAGCGGCGTCCATCCTTTGATTGCGCGAAGTTGCCAGGTTCTCGACCACTGCAAATTGAAAAGTTGCTCTTTGTGGTTGTCGAGAGTGTTGCCGGTTTCTTTTTCAATAAATTGATCTTTCATTTGGCGCGTGGTGAGATGTCCCGCCCATCCTGTCCTGATGTCCTCAGTCGTCGCACGACCGACGGCGGTTGTGTTGCCTTTCGTGCATCCGAGCGGAGCGAGTTGGTGATTGCTTCGCCATGCGCCTTTGGCGGTGTGATTGCGATTTGCCACCATGAATTCAGGCACTAATTCTCGAAGCGGATTTAAAAATAGCCTCATCGTTCTCCCCTTTAATCTATTCGTCTGCTTATATTGGGGAAAGCTAAAAAATAAGTCAATAAATAATTTCTTATGGTTGGGGTTTCTTTTCGAATATAACTGGAGTTATAATTGCGCTATGAACGAAGCCATACAAGAAGCTGTTTCTATAGCGGGAAGCCAAAGCGCACTAGCGCGGTCAGTCGGGGTTTCACAGCCAACCGTCTGGAATTGGCTTAGAAGAAGCAAAATTGCCCCCGAATTTGTGATTCCGGTAGAAAAAGCCACTGGAGTTAGCCGTCACGACCTCGCACCCGATATTTATCCCAAAGAATGACTCTTCCTCCTAACATTCTTTTGGCATTGGGCGTTCGCGCCCCCTTTTCTTCGTGATTCTTCGCAATCCAAATCGCCATCGATGGACGGTTATCGACAACCGGATCCTCGAGGACGAGCGCTTATCGTGGGATGCGAGGGGTCTTTTAGCGTTTCTACTGTCAAAACCGGACAAATGGAACGTAAACGTGACCCATCTAGAGGGTCAATCAAAGGCGGGACGGTCAAAAGTGCGCCGAATCCTTCGCGAGCTATCTGAAGCCGGTTATTTGGAATATCGGAAAGCGCGGGGGAAAGGCGGTCTTTTCGGCGGTACAGAAATAATTATCCATGAAACTCCACCGAGAGTGCATTTTTCCGACTCTCCGTCAAACCGACATTCGGATAAAAGAGCACTAGTAAATACTGAATATTTAGTAAGTACTGAAAACAAAAATCAACCAAGGGTGCCCACCCCGACAAATACAGTCAGGAGGCACTATGCAAGCAATCGCAAACCTAGCGCGGCAGAACGCGCCCTTATCGCAGAACAACGACTCAAATCCGCGGATTGATAACCGGATTATCGCCCGAGTATGGACGCGGATGGCAGAAGTGTACGGACACAAATGGGTCAGTCAGTACGGCGAGTGTTCGGACGAGATGGGGAATTTAACGAGCGCGGCGAAAACGTGGGCAGAGGGTTTGGCATCTTTGGGCGATCAGGAAGAACAGCTCAAACGGATTTCGGTTGGATTTTCCAAGACTGTGAAATCGGGCGACCAATGGCCACCGAGTCTGCCGCAGTTCCTTCAGATGTGCCACGTGAAACGTCTAGCGCCATATCACCGGATCGCGGAAAACCTGTTACCGGCACCGGTGGACAAAGAATTAGCTCTTTCAACCCTTCGAGAGCTGAAATCAAAAAGAACTACGAAGCTCTCAAGCTAACCGCTGCGAGATCGATATGGAAACAGCAACACAAATTAACGCCAAGCGGGAAGTGGACATGGGCAAAGTGGTTTGAAGCGAAATTCAAAATCTCGCTCCAAGATTTCAAAAAAGAACAGGTCAGAAAGATTCGAGAAACTGGTTGAACTCGGTTGTATCGCTTGCGCAAAGGAAGGTTATGACAACACACCGCCAGAAATACATCACATTCGCTCGGGTTACGGCATGGGGCAACGCGCCCCAGATGACGAGACAATCCCGCTTTGCCCAACCCATCATCGGCTCGGAAAGCCCCCATTCTTCGGCGTCCACTCGCACCCGAAAAAATTCCGCGAACGATACGGAACTGAAACAGAGCTTCTGGAGGAAGTTAATGATCGCATCAATTTCGAGACTGTTTAGTTGGGAGTTCATCATTTTGGCGTTTATCGCTTTTATGGTGATTGCCCTAAGTGGTTGCAGTGTTCACACCTTCGCGGAACTTGGAGACACTTCTTATTCCGCATCCATTTCACTTGAGGCTGAAAAATATGAATCGATTGACTGAAGCTGAACGACTTTCTATATCGGAAGCTCGTGACGAATGGGATTCAAAACGACGATGGTTTTGGATGCAATTTATGGGTTGGGGTTGCCTGATCATTGTTTGCCTTCACTTAATGCTTGGTTGTGTCGAGATCGGCGGGTCAACGGCTGACGTTTGTTCCGGTACGGAATGCGGAACGCACGACGAATCCGATAACAGCGCAGACACGACAACCACTACAACGAATTGACCAACTCCCGCACAAAAGGTCGAGCCGGTGAACAGGAAGTCGCGCGAATATTACGTTCAGAGCTAAACATCGACATCACTAGAAACTGGCAAATGCAAGCGGCAGGGGGTAAATGCCGAACGGATCTTTTGGGCGTAGAAGGATGGGCGATTGAAGTTAAACGCGCAAAAAAATGGTCAAACGATTGGTGGACGCAATCAGCAAACCAAGCAAGCGTCATAAACGAGAAGCCGGTTCTGATTTACAAACTGGATTATCGTCCGTGGCGTGTCCGGTGCTTTGCGCGGGATATTGGTTGCGCCCACCATCACTTTCTTATCGAGATCGATTTACTTGATTGGTGCGAGGTCGTTCGCGAGGAAATCAGTTGGCGAGGTCTTGGCGGTGCCAACAACTAGGCTATTCATTGAAATACCGCCATCACCTTGCGAAAAACCTTGCCCACTCTGGGAAGTGTGCGGGAATTTTTATTTGGCTTGCGATGCGTTTGGCAAATACGTCTACACCGGCAAAGAACAAGAGCCACCAAAAGAAAATAATCCAGTACCGGCGAACAGGGAAATCTATGAACGAATTTATAAGGGAAAAAGATGAAGGTTGAAACCGTATCTATCGAGTCGCTTATTCCATATGCGAATAACCCGCGAAACAACGAGGAAGCAATAGAAAAGGTTGCTCGATCGATAGACGAATTCGGATGGCAGCAGCCAATTGTCGTTGATGAAAACATGGTCGTTATTGTCGGGCATACCAGATTACTGGCGGCAAAAAGTCTTGGTTTAAATGAAGTTCCAATTCATGTCGCTGACAAACTAACAGATGAGCAAGCCAGGGCTTATCGTTTAGCAGATAACCGAACAAATGAATACGCTTCTTGGAATATGAACCTGGTCGGGATTGAACTGCGTGAGCTTGACGATCTTGGCATGGATATTGAGTTAACTGGATTTAGCAATATCGAGCTTGCATCTTTATTAATTGATCCAGAGCTTATTGATGAAAGTTATGACAAAAATGGAGTTATGGAAATAGGACAAGAGGATTTTAATAAATTTGACAATAAGTGCCCAAGATGTGGATTTGAATTTGATGACAAAAAATAATATCTACTGGAGTCTTTCAGATATTTCTAAAGTCAAAAAAAATGGCTTAAAAGTTTTCAGTTGTTTTCATTGCGGTGGCGGCTCTTCTATGGGTTACAAGCTTGCCGGCTTTGATGTTCTTGGTGGTGTTGAAATAGATAAAGAAATGATGGATCTATATCGAGAAAACCATAAACCAAAATACAGCTATCTAATGGGAGTTCAGGATTTTAATAATTTTCGATTAGACGAGCTTCCTGATGAAGTTAAAAATTTAGATATTCTTGACGGCTCTCCTCCTTGCTCAGTTTTTAGCATGGCTGGATCGAGGGAAAAAAAATGGGGAAAAGAAAACTTTTTTAGAGAAGGTCAGAAAAGACAAAAGTTAGATGATCTTTTTTATCACTTCATCGAGGTTGGAAAAAGATTACAACCAAAGGTAATTGTTGCCGAAAATGTAAAAGGTTTACTGGCTGGTAATGCTCGAGGCTATGTAAAAGAAATTTTTACATACTTTCAAGAAGCAGGATATCACTGCCAGCTTTTTCTTTTTAATGCGTCAAAGATGGGAGTGCCTCAGGCTAGAGAAAGAACATTTTTTATCGCTAAAAGAGCTGATTTAGATTTTTCACCCTTAAAGCCAGAATTTAATGAGCAGCCGATAACAGTAGCAGAAGCTTTCCAGGGAATAAAAAATCACGGAGTTGTTAAAAGTATGGGACCAGCGGCTTTAAAAATGTGGGCTAACACAAAAACCGGAGATTCATTTTCTAAAGTTCATCCCAATGGAAGCTGGTTTAACTGGCGAAAAATTCATCCAAAAAAGCCATCATCAACTGTAACTGCTACTTTGTGTCTTTGCCATTGGAAAGAATGCCGAATGTTAAGCCAGGGAGAAATAACAAGACTTCAGACGTTTCCAGAAGATTACAACTTTTTGAAATCGGATCCTGCTTATGTCATGGGTATGAGTGTCCCACCATTTATGACGAAGCGAGTAGCGCAAACTATTGCCAACCAATGGCTTTTGAAAAAATGAAAATGCTCTTCAAATCTATAAAGGTTTTGCGCCATGAATGAGACAAAAAACAAGGGTGGCAGACCACGCGCTGAAATTAACTTGGATCAAGTCAGGACTTTAGCGGGATTAAGCTGTACGGAACCCGAAATTGCTTCGGTCTTAGGAATCAATTACGCCACTTGGAAACGACACAAGAAACAAGACCCCGAAATAGCGGAAGCGGTAGAACAAGGCAAGCAATCAGGCAACGCTTCACTTCGACGGATGCAGTGGAAAACCGCAGAAGAAGGCAACGCAACGATGCAAATCTGGCTCGGCAAAAACCGACTCGGACAGAGCGATAAACAACAGATTGAACAACACCAGATCGAACGATTGGTAATCACACGCGATGAAGGAACGGAAACACATTCTGACGCAGAAGCAATGGGAAGTTCATCAGAGTCGAGCGAGGTTTCGGGTATTGGTAGCGGGTCGGCGGTTCGGAAAGACCTATCTCGCCCTCACTGAATTACTAAATGCTTGCGCGAATGACAATCAAACAGCTTGGTACGTTGCCCCGACATATCGTCAGGCAAAACAAATCGCGTGGAAGGAGCTTAAACAAATGACTCCCGCAAGCGTTATCGCTCATTCAAACGAATCTGATCTGAGCTTGGAGTTAATTAATGGATCGACCGCCGCACTTAGGGGCGCAGATAACTATGACAGTTTACGCGGTGTTGGTCTTAATTTCCTGGTCATGGACGAATACGCTGACATGCATCCCGATGCGTGGTCAGAAGTCCTTCGGCCAATGTTGGCAGATCGGCGAGGTCACGCGCTATGGATCGGAACGCCCAAAGGGTACAACCACTTTTACGATCTTTACCGCTATGCGGAATCAACGGATGGATGGGAGGCTTGGCAATTTACAACGGCTGACGGACTCCGCGTGTCATCCGATGAAATCGAAGTCGCGCTGCGTGACATGGGCAAACGCGAATTTAAACAGGAGTTTCTTGCGACCTTCGAGGCATTAGCGGGTAGGGTCTATTCAAACTTTGATAGTGCCGAAAGCGTTGCAGATGTTTCTGATAATGGCGGTTCGTTACTGGTCGGGATGGATTTCAACGTCGACCCGATGACCGCAGTTATATCTGTTCGCGTTGCTGATCAGCTTCATGTGATTGATGAAATCCTAATGAAAGATAGCAACACCGAGCTGATGACCGAAGAATTAAAAGAGCGTTATTCGCACAGACCTATCATTGTTTATCCTGACCCATCTGGACGCGCTCGTAAGACTTCCGCGCCGGTTGGTCGTACTGACTTTGCGATACTTGGAAACGCCGGTTTTGAAGTCCGCGCACCTCGTAATGCACACCCAGTCATT